GTTTCGCAGGACACTCTCGATGCCCCCCAAGCAAAAACCACCTTACGCAAATTTTCGTTATGCCCTCCTTACCTACGCGCAATGCGGCGATCTTGATGCATGGGCCGTTAATGACCATATGGCATTTCTTGGTGCTGAGTGTATCATTGGACGAGAACTGCATGCTGATGGAGGTACTCATCTCCATGCTTTCGTCGATTTCTCCCGGAGGTTTCGATCCAGACGATCCGATGTGTTTGATGTTGGAGGCCGCCACCCGAACCTTGTTCCATCTTACGGAAGCCCGGAAGGCGGTTTCGACTATGCGATCAAAGATGGAGATGTGGTCGCGGGAGGGTTATCTCGGCCGAGCGGAAGAGGAGTTTACGAAGATGTGTCTTCGTGGAGCATTGTCGTCGGCCAAAAAAGTGAGGGAGATTTTTGGGAATGTGTTGCACGATTGGATCCACGTTCGTTGTGCACCAATTACAACAGCCTCCGAGCATATGCGAACTGGAAGTACAAACCCGTGCCTGTTCGATACGAACATCCCGCCGGGGTCGAATTTGAGCTCGGAATGGTACCTGAGTTGGCTGTCTGGAGAGAGATCGCTCTTGGAGCTAATCGGGAACGAGGTATGTCTTACCCGTCGCGAAGAGATCGCTCGGCCCCTCTCGGCCATGAGGCCTCGTCCCCCGGAGGGGGGCTTCGAGCGAGTCTCGTTCGCTCGAGGGCGCTTATTTCTCATCTAAACTAGGGGTTGTGGCGCAGTGCTAACTTGTTTAGGAAGAACTAAGAGCTTAGTCATCTACGGCGATACCAGGCTTGGCAAGACTTTGTGGTCTAGATCACTAGGCAACCACATCTACACCATTGGTCAGATGTCAGGTGAGGTGATTCTGAGGGACCAAGCAGACGCCGAGTATGCTGTTTTCGATGACATGCGGGGCGGCCTTGAATTCTTTCACGGCTGGAAGGAGTGGTTTGGCTGTCAAAATGTAGTCACAGTCAAGAAATTGTACAAGGATCCTGTGCAGATGCCTTGGGGAAGGCCTGTTATCTGGTTGGCGAATAGGGATCCGCGTGAAGAGTTGAGGGACGGTGTGACTCAACACACTAGCATGGGCAAACAGGCAGCAATTGAGGGGGACATCAAATGGTTGGACGGCAATTGTATTTTTGTGGAACTGGACCACGCTATCTTTCGTGCCAGTACATAGTAGAATTAAAATGCATCGCTAGCAAATCCGTCACCGAGCCGCCTAACCCGGGTTGAATAAAGTCCATGACGTAATAGTCACCCATTCCAGCCTTAGAGGCTACAGAATAGTACGAGTCTTGCTCTATATCACCGTTCTCGTCGTCATCATACACTAGTGTCTGATTCATCGGGTGGAAAAGCTTGGTCTCTTTCACCATTCCGTTGGCGTTGCCGCTACGATAGGTCCACGTTTTATCAAACTTGAGGGTGACTCGGGATGTGTCCACAGGGGCGACAATAAGGTTGTTCCAATCCCGGCCTTGGGCTCCCTTGAACAGGTAGTTCTTCATGGCGTTGCGGGTGTTAGCCTGGGCGTTGATCGTGAGGTTGAACGCAAGGCGTTGCATGCCATTGCTAGTCTCCACAAGTGGGGAAAAAGTATTGACCGGTGTGTCACCAGCGGCAAGCTCTCGGAAGGGGGCGTCACCCTTGTGAGTAAAACAAATGCGCCGGTGGAACCAGGGGATACCGGAAGATGACTGAATGCGGATATTTTCGGCGAAACCGCGCATATAACACGACGTGGCGGTCCTAAGTGGGACCTGGGCAACTGTTGAGGTGCCGCTGCTGAATACAGATCCATGCCGGTGGGGGCAGAAGATCATCTCGAGCCCATCGCGTGCATTGACAACTAGGCTGCCAATACCGGGGGTCACCGAGCCGCCATTCTCTGAGCTCGTATTGGTCCACGTAAGCATTCCATTACGTTTCTTTCGGCTGGTGAGATTGAGGATCCGCTTCTTGGGCAGTGCGCGATTTTTGCGATAGGTCCGTTTCCTGGTGGGGTATCTTCGGCGGGTTCCACCACGCCTCCCGGTACGTCCGATTGGCTTTCTTGCCCGTGATGACGAGGACTTGCGTCGGTAAACCATTTTGTTGAGAGGCCATGTCTGGTAAGGGGGAAAGGCGAGGGTATTTATAGGGGGGGGTGTGTCCTGTGTCCTGCGTATAATATTA